CAGCGGCGATATGGAGGCGACGCAAAGGACACTAAATCTCGCCTATCTTAACTTTCGTGATCCCTCGAAAACGGCCGCGCAGAATTTCCAGATACTCGGCGACACGATGGCGAAGGCGACCAGCGCCTTTGACTACAAAAATATAGAAGAACTTCGCTCTCAAATGGAACTTGCGATGCCTACTGCGGTGGCGGCAGGCATGGGCAGTCCCGAAGGCATGAAGGACATGATTGCCGTGCTCGCGGACTTCACGCGACACGGCCTCACAGGATCCGTCGCCGGCGCGGCGTTCGAGGAATCGCTGCACGGCGTTTTGAAAATGTCCAAAACGCTCGGGATCGCGCTGGTCAAGAATAAGGACGGCGGATTGGACTACATGCATTCGCTGGAGCAAATCCGCAAGCATTTCATCGGGCTTTACGGTTCGATGCAGGCGATACCGACGGACGTGCTCCAGAAGATACAAAAGACATTCGGCATCCGCGGCATCCGCGCGCTGCTGCTCGATCCTGCCGAGATGGAAAACATGCGCGGGCAGCTCGATCACGTTAAGGGTGCCGCGCAGCAATTCCAGAAGACGATGGAATCGTCGCCCGCGCAGCAGTGGGCCATATTCATCAACAAGTTGGAGGCACTCAAGATTCTGATCGGTAATGCACTGCTGCCATCCGCGATCAAAATCGTCGGCGTACTGGGTAGTGTGATCGAGAAGATCGTAAATTTTGGGCAGGCGCACCCGGCCCTAGTGAAGTTCGTTGCGATCTTCGCAGCGATATCCGCGGGCGTCCTGATCGTCGTCGGCGGCATCATCGCGGCCGTGGGCGGTCTGCTCGCACTCGGAGCCGCGGCCGGTATTGCGGGTCCGGTGATCGGCATAATTCTGGGTATCGGCGTCGCCTTAGCTGCCGTCATCGCGGCGCTTGCCGCGTTCTTTCCCAAGGCGTTCTCGGCGGGCGTCCATTTCATTGAGATGATCGGGCGCGGCATCATACACGGTGCGAGTTACGCGATCGACGCAATCGAGGGCGTCCTAAAGAAGGTTCGCGATCACCTACCGTTCTCGCCCGCCAAGGTCGGACCGCTCCGCGACCTGCATCGCGTCCGCATCATCCAGACGATCGCTGAGGCCATGCGTCCCGCGCCCGCGATCCGCGCCATGCGCAATGTCGCCGGCGCGATCGCTGTGGCCGGTATGGCTGCGGGTGCGACGCCTGCATTCGCGGGTGGCGCGTCCGGCGGCGGGATCGTTATCAATATGCCGATCAGCGTGAAGGGCGACGTATATGATGGCGACGGCTTCCGGAAGGCGCTGCACGATCATCGCCGCGATCTGGTGGCGGAGTTGCATCGCGAGTTGTCACGCATCAATAGGACGGCATTCTGATGTGGGCGGTCTTAGGAAATGTTACTTTTGAAGTCCTGACCTCGCCGGAGCACTACACGGCGGATCGCGACTACGATTATGCGGAACACAAAGTAGTCCAAGCAAAACCCATCCTGCAATGGGTGTCCGACGCGCTGGAAACCTTGAGCTTCGATTTCCGCTTTCATCAATCGTTCAGCAACCCGGCGACAGAGATCGCGAATCTTCGGGCGGCGGCGGACCAGCACCTGGCGCTCCCATTCGTGTACGGCAACGGCTATCACCGCGGTTATTTCGTGATCACGAAGATCGGAGTCGGCTACGAGGTAATGAGCGATCTGGGCGATCTGGTGTCGATCACCGTTCGGGTCGCGCTCAAGGAATACGTGCCGGATACCTCTCCCGGTGCCAAGCCTCCATTACACCCCGCGCCTGCGGTGCAGGGAACGCAGCCGCTGCAATTCCTGCCGGGCAATCAATCCGCACCGCCCGGGTTCCAGCCGACAACGCAACCGCTGCCGCTGTCGATCGATAACTCGGGCGTCAGCGCCATATCGTCGGGCGCGCCGGCACCGCTGGCGAATCCGAGCCTCAGCTATAGCAGCGTTCCGGTTTCCACGATCACGCGGGCGGCGCCATGACCTATATCCTGCATACGACGATTGCCGGAGAGCGATGGGATCTCTTGTCGTGGCAGTATTACGGTTCGCCGTTCCTGTATGGCGGAATAATTATGGCAAACCCCGCAGTACCCATTGAGCCCGTCTTCGAGGCCGGGATCGTCATCGCCATACCCATAATTCAAGCCGCGCCTGTCGCGCCGAATAATCTGCCGCCTTGGGGCACACTGTGAGCACGCTGCGGGCCGTATGCATCGTCCGATGGAATGCGTCCGGTAATGGTATTCGCTCGGGGCACACTCTATGAGCACGCCGCAGGCCGTGCGGTCGTCCGCGTGGCAACTGAATTATCAGGGCAAGGATATTACGAAGGATATCCTACTGATGGTCGAGGAGATCACATACACGAGCAAGGGCGACGGCGCGAGTTCCGATCTCGATATCAAGATTGAGGACAGCGGCCAGCTCTGGCAGGGGCCGTGGTATCCCACTCAGGGCGACGTTCTGACCCTCTGGATTGGCTATTCCGATGCGCCGCTCGTCGCTTGCGGCTCCTTCCAGATCGACCAGCCCGAGCTTGAGGGACCGCCGGACGTGATGCACATCCACTGCCTCACGACGGATATCACGCCATCGCTGCGCACGCCGAACACGATCGGTTACGAGAACCAGACACTTCCACAGATCGCGCAGACCATCGCGACGAAACATGGACTCACGGTTGTGGGCGCACCCGCGAGCCTGAATGTCACCTTCAAGCGCAAGACACAGCGGCAGGAAACCGATATCGCGTTTCTGCATCGACTATCGAATCAGTATAACTACGACTTCACGATCAAGGCGGGGCAATTGATCTTCCGCGCGCGGACGGTGGTGGAGCAGGCTGCGCCGATTCTCACGATCGCGCGCCAGAATATCATGCGGTTTGAGTTTATCGACAAGAGCCACGGTACATATAAGGCCGCGCAGGTCAATTACTTCGATCCGCATGCGAAGGCGCTCAACACGGCGACGGCGCCCGCGACGGCGCCTAACCCCACCGGCGACACTCTGAAAATCCGGGGCCGCGCGGAGAACGGCCAGGATGCGATGGCCAGGGCGACGGCGGAGATACATAAGGCCAACATGAACTCGATCACGGCGCGGATCACGACGCCGGGCAATACGAATCTCGCGGCCGGAGTCACCGTGACGATTCAGGGCTTTGGGGTATTTTCCGGAAAATTCTTGATCCACACGGCGAAGCATCAGATTCAGCGAGCGTCCGGCTATACGACCAGCATGGAGCTACGGAAGATACCCGATTAAGGCACGCGCGGGATTCATTATATTCCGGGCGTGTTCGACACCGCCAAAGAGCCGCCCAAAACCGGGACGCATTACATCACGGGTTTGGTGATTGCGCAGGACATTCCCGGTGCTCGCGTGCGGGTACAACTCAAGGATCTGGACGGATGCCCGTCCTATTGGCTGGCTGTAGGCCAAAAGAACACACAGAACAATAAAGATTTCTACATGCCCGATGAAGGGGAGCAGGTCGCGGTCCTTTTTGATTTCGAGTACGAGGACGGCGTCGTAATGTGCTCCGTCTATTCCACCGTCGATACTCCGCCATCCGGAATGACTGGTGACAAGCGTCACACGACGTTCAAGGATGGCGCGACGCTGGAATACGATCGCAGCCTGCATCTGCTGAATCATCTCGGGCAAGACGGCGCGATTATCGAGTACAACGCGGCCGCGCACGCGCTGACGATGGCGCTGCCGTCCGGCGCGACGATGACGATTTCGGCGGAGGCGGTCGAGCTTGCTTTCGACGCCTCGGGCAATATCAAGGTGCGGACGCCGAGCGCCGATATCGATTTTGTCACGAGCCTGTTTGCAACCTCGCTCAATCAAATCATCTCGATTTTTAACGCGCACGTTCATTCGGGCGTCACGACCGGCAGCGGCGATACGGCGGTCCCGACCACGACAATCCCATGAGGTGGAATATGAAACGGTTAATTGGTGCGATCCTGTTTTTG